AATTACTGTCAACATTTATGGGTTTGGACGTATTTGAAGAAATAAACAAGCAGATAAGAAGCGAAGGAGAAGGTATTAAGTCTATTCTTCGAAGGATGCAAGAAAAAGACTGGGTTGCAGAGATACGAAACAAGCGTCAAAAGATTGGTCAGTTGACAGAAACGAATGTTGAACTCAAAATGGAGACCGATCAGCTGAAAGAAAGATTAGTTACTCTACAACAACAGGCGAATAATGAATCAGATGGCGATTTTGTCGATCCATCTGTGCTTCTACGTGCTGAAAACAACTTAGTAACTAAACGAAACCAGCTGAAAAATCACCAAAACTCGATAGAAACTACGAGAGAAGAGCTTGATTCGCTGGAAATTAAGTTCAGTAAATATGATAACATCAAAGCAACGTTTCCTATCGAGGGTTTTAGACGCAGATTGGAAAATCTAGAAGATTTGAACCGATCATTGGTGAAACAAAAGAATCTTTTAGACAAAGAAAATCGAGTTTTGAAAAACCAAAAGCACTCTGTGTCGCTTTTGAAAGAAGTGCCATGTGGTGATTCATTTCCTACGTGTAAATTTATTGCAGAATCGCATAGAAACAAACAGTTAATGTCTGAACAGAAAGAGTTAGTTGGAGAATTACGTCAAGAAGTAGCCAAAATGAAGGAAAATGTCGAGGATCTACAAGGCGAAGGCCTGAGAAATCGTATCGCCAAGTACGAAAGCATGCTAAGACAAGAAGCTGAAGACAAAATTACGCATGCAAGGCTAGAATCATCGATAGAAACGGTGCAATTAAAGATAGGAAGACTCCATAAAGACATCGAACAGCTCGAAGAACACATATCAGTACTTAAACTTAAGTTGAACACTGATAAGTCCGACGAATTAAAGAAGCTACAGAAACTTATCACGAATGTGAGTAGTCAGATCCAATCAAAGGAAAGTTCTTTCTTAGCAAACATCCAAAAAATTGGTAAATACACTGCAGACATCGAACAATTGAAGAAAGACCAGTTAGAATACGATAGATTGCAGATGGAATACAAGGTATATGACTTTTTGCAACGAGCAACTTCGTGGAGAGGGATCCCAACACAAGTCATGTCGAAACAACTCCCGGCCATCAACGCAGAGCTCGCAAAGATTCTGTCAGATGTTACCGGTTTCACGATAGAACTGGAAGTAGACGAAAGAAATACAGACATTTTTATCAATTACGGTGACACACGACGTCCTGTCGAGTGTGCATCGGGGATGGAGAAGATGGTTTCGTCGATGGCACTGAGGGTTGCGATGTCAAACGTTTCTTCGTTGTCTAAATCAGACATGTTTGTAGTCGACGAAGGATTCGGTGCTCTTGATCCACAAAATATTGAAGCAGTTGTTGGACTTCTCCATCGACTGAAACGATACTATAGACTGATTCTTGTTATATCACACGTGGAAGTCATTAAAGATTCTGTAGATGACGTCATTGTGATCACAAGAGAAGGCGTAGATTCACGGGTGAAATATGAATAAAATAATAAAGATCGTACCAGACGATTACAAACCGGAAGCTAAAGATTGCCCTATCTGCAAACTTGCATTTTCTCATGTTGGCGATGTGATTAATTATCGAAAGCACGGATGCTGCGAAAGTTGTGATGTAAAGTTTCGCTATCCGAACAGAGAAAAGTGGGAAAATGGTTGGCGACCAGATAATTAAATAGAAACAGGAGATAACTTATGTTAGACATACACGAATTACGAGTCCTTGGCGGCCTCACACAAACCTACTTTGGCAAAACGTCAATCCAGGATGCAGGCCACGCAATCGCCTATAAGGTGATGAATCATTGTGATGAAGGATGTACACTAGAAGTAAGATACGAAACAATCGTCAACGTGAATCCTGTGGAAGGAGTTCAGACTGCGCAGAAAGAGCATGACGATGTTTCTAGAAAGGCTATTGATGAGGCGATTAAAGGTCTTAAAAAAGATTTCAAAGAAGTTGCGGGAAGAGCGTTGAAAATTAAAGAGTTCAAGAGCGAAAGAAAAGGACAACAGCCTTTGTTTGAATCACGACTCGAAATATTTTCGTTTAATCCATCTTTGCTGCGTGGTAAATACTACAGAACAATACAGTACCACATTGAATAATGGCATCTTTACGAAATAACAAACAAGCTCAGATCAAAGAGATCATCAAGTGCGGCAAAGACCCGATTCACTTCTTCAACAAGTATGTGAAGATTCAGCATCCTGTCAGGGGTGCTATTCCGTTCAAGACTTATGATTTTCAAGATAGATGTGTCAATGATTTTCGAGCCAATCGTTTCAACATTGTGTTGAAATCACGACAGCTAGGCCTTTCAACAATCACGGCGGCCTATGCGATGTGGATGGTGTTATTTCATAAAGATAAAAATGTGCTTGTTATCGCTACGAAATTAGCGGTGGCACAAAACTTTATCAAAAAGTGCAAGTTTCTTCTTGCGTCATGCCCGAAGTGGTTGATCCTTCCTCAAATTGTTAAGAATAATTCGCAAGCTATCGAGTTCAACAATGGATCTCAAATCAAAGCGATACCGACATCTGAGGATGCTGGTCGTTCGGAAGCATTGTCTCTCCTAATCGTGGATGAGGCTGCTTTCGTAAGAAACTTTGATACACTCTGGACTGGTTTATATCCTACACTGTCAACTGGTGGTGAAGCTATCGTACTTTCAACGCCAAACGGTGTTGGTGGCCAGTATTACGATCTGTGGGTATATGCAGAAAAGGGTGAAAATGTTTTCAACCCAATCAAGCTTCCATGGGATGTTCATCCAGACAGGGATGATGTGTGGTTTGATGAAGAAACTAAAAACATGTCACAAAAACAAATTGCACAAGAATTATTGTGTGACTTTGCGGCTTCAGGCGAAACATTTTTAAGGGTAGAAGACATTGAATACATTCGAGACTGGATACGCACACCTATTGATCGTTGGGGTCCAGATATGGGTGTTTGGGTTTGGGATTATCCTCTAAAAGAAAAGAAATACGTAATTTCCGCCGATGTAAGCCGTGGTGATGCAACAGATTATTCCACTTTTCACGTAATCGATACTGAAGCTTCTCATATCGTAGCAGAATACCAAGGCAAATTGCCACCAGATAGATTTGCGCAGCTATTAGCAGAAGCCGGAAAAAGATATAACGATGCATTGTTGTGTCCTGAAAATAATTCGTATGGATACGCTGTAATTATGAAATTAAGTGAACTTGATTACAGAAATATGTATTTCCAAAATGACAAAGACAGATATAATTACATGTATGGCAATCATGACATTGCCAAAATCGGGTTTCAGACTAATTCTAAGACTCGTACACAAATACTGACGAAATTGGAAGAAGTGTTGAGAACTAGACAAGTGAAGATTCGTTCCAGTCGGTTATATGAAGAGCTAAAAACCTTCGTATGGAAGAATGGAAAAGCGCAAGCAATGAAAGGACAAAATGATGATCTTATCATAGCGTTAGCGATTGGTGTTTGGCTTTATGATACTTCTCCACAATTATCAAAAACAGGGACAGACCTTAATAAAGCGATGCTCGCTGCTTTTGCAGTAAACTCTACACAAGTCGAAGATACTGTATTAGATCAAGACGGACAAAAGATTCAGCACCAACGTAGAAGTGTGACTTTTCCCGGCTCTAGATCTCCTTATGGTGATTTTGATTGGCTAAAATAAAACTAACGTATAATTATTGGTTAGTTAAGGAAGGTATGAACGAATGGCAGAACGAAAAACCCCAGACAACTTGTTTCAGCGACTTACGAAGCTGTTTCGATCCGGACCAAGCGTCAAGCGCAAGGTCAAGAATTATACAAAAGCTGATAAGAATGCCTCGTCTGCTGTGGAGCTTTTCAAGAAAGCTCATTCAGACGTGTACAATAGCACTCTTTCTGCTTATGGGACTTTTGACCGCATGGCTCGGTATTCTGATTTTTCTGAAATGGAATCTACCCCCGAGATTGCTAGCGCCTTGGACATCTACGCAGAAGAAAGCTGTTCACAAGATGCCGAAGGGCGAGTCCTCCACATTCACTCCAACAATCGAAAAGTAAAAGAGTTACTAGAAACTTTATTTTATGATACGCTAAATATCAATTTCAATATGGTTATGTGGACACGAAACCTTTGTAAGTATGGTGACTTTTTTCTGTTCAATGATGTGTCACCAGAGTTTGGAGTTATTAACGCATATCCGGTTCCGATTACAGAGATGGAACGAGAAGAAGGTTACGATGCAAACGACCCAAGTTCGGTAAGGTTCAGGTGGATTAGCCAAGGGAACACTATTTTAGAAAATTGGCAAGTTTCACATTTCAGGTTACTTGGCAATGATGCTTTTCTCCCATACGGCTCAAGTGTATTGGAAGCGGCACGTAGGATATGGCGTCAACTTATCCTTATCGAGGATGCAATGATGGTATATCGTGTTATACGTTCGCCAGAAAGAAGAGTATTTTATATAGATGTAGGTAATGTCCCTCCAGAAGATGTGCCGAATTATGTTGAGCAAGCAAAGAACTCCCTCAAAGTGAATAAAGTGGTTGGAAGCTCTGGTGGTAACGTAGACCTAAGATATAATCCAATGGCTGTTGACGAAGATTACTTTATTCCTGTTAGAGGAGGTGATACTGGCACTCGAATCGATTCGTTATCAGGCGGACAGAACACTTCAGCGATTGAAGATGTAGAATATATTCAAAAGAAACTATTTGCCGCACTCAAGATCCCGAAAGCATATCTTGGATACGACGAAGAAGTAGGTTCGAAGGCAACATTGGCCCAAGAAGACATACGATTCTCAAGATCGATTGCACGTATTCAAAAAACAATTATTGCTGAACTAAATAAACTTGCAATGATACATTTATATGCACACGGGTTTGACGGAGAAGATTTGCTTGATTTTTCTCTTGCGCTCTCTAATCCTTCATCACTTGCACAGCAACAGAAATTAGCGTTGATCGAACAAAGATTTAGTATAGCTGGTGCGGCTCCTGAAGGCATGGTGTCCAAGACGTGGATATATCAAAATATATTTGGGTTTAATAAAGATACCATCGAACAAATTCAAAATGACCTTATTCGAGAAAAGCTTGAAGCTATGGAAGTAGAAAGTGCCGGAGGCGGCGGTGAAGAAGGAGGAGGAGATGATGGCGGAGGCGGAATGTTTGATGCGGATGTTCCGACAGGTAGAATACTCGATGGAGACAAAGACATAAAGATTGTTCCAACTCTTGGTGAAACAGATGAATATGACGATGACAGCGAAGATGATGAATACTTAGATCTTGAGAAAATATCGCAACATATTGGCGATGGATCCATCAAAGCAGACGACACATCCAAAGGCGTCTTCGGCCAAGATATAAAACAAAAACGAGACCGCACTGTGAAGTTCGGTGCTAGTGATTTACACATGCCAGATCTTGGCGGAATGGTGAATAATGAGAGATCACAAGATTCTATGAATGATCCTTACGACGCATCATGGGTGAGAAATTGGGGCAAAAGAAAGCAACTTGAATCGAATCATCAACGATTAGCAGACGTGATTGCAGGCATGGATTCTGGAATTAAAGATCCGATACCCGAAACAATCAAGCCTTCGTTAAGTTATGATACCCAAAGAATGTTAGAGAAAATGAACTCCAAGTTAGGCATACGTAAGTTAATGACAGAATCTAATAATTATGAAACATTGATCGAAGAACAATTTGATCTTGAATTTGAACTGGAGAATGACGATGACAACTAAATCCCACAACAAAAAACGAAATGTCGGGATTATATACGAGCAGCTCCTTGCCACTGTAGCAAGAGGAATCGTAGAAAATAATCAAGTCTTGGTAAAACGAGCGCAACGCGTTCTTAAAAGATTCTTTACAGAAGGATCTGAAATATATAAAGAGCACAGACTTTTCAAAGCTATGGTAGAAGTCGAAATTAAAGATGGCTCGTTGGCAACGAAAATACTTGAAGAAGCAAAGAAAGCTTCGAGGACACATAATGTTGCACGGTTGGATCGAGAAAAATCGAGAATGATCAAAGAAATAAATCATTCGTTTGGTAAAAGTTTCTACACGCAGAAAGTTGAAAATTACACCAACTTTGCCACGGTACAAACACTTCTTAATGATTGGCGTCTAGGCAAAAAGGCTAATTTCGATAGAGTCGCCTTGTATGAAAACAAAGCACATGCAATTTTGACACAACCGAAAAAGAAATCAGATCTTAAAGAGCACCAGAATAAAGAAGTTGACAATCTTGTTGTGAAAGTTATGACTGAAAAGTATAACGACAAATACGGCAAACAACTTACGGATGTGCAACAAATGCTAATCAAGCAATATGTCTTCGCAGAAAGTGGCGATACCAAAGGTTTCAAGGCAATGCTAAAAAGAATACAGGAAACTGTTCTTAATGACCTAATTGATTATCAAACTGAATGTGATAATAACCACGTTGCAAACAAAATTAACGAAGTCAAGGAAGATATACTTTCCTTAGACATAAATACTCTTGACGATCAAACAATGACTCGATTCCTGACGTTATGTGACCTGTCTGAAGAGTTGCGGAGAAACTAAATGAGCGCACTTAAATTAATTACCGAATGGTCTGCGTGGGAATACGATAAAGAGAAAACTCTCAATGAAGCTTCTTCTAACGGTGGGAAGTATATCATGCGTGGTATTCTACAAAAGGCGAATACATTGAACCAAAACGGCCGGGTGTATCCTCTGGATATACTTGATCGAGAAGTACGAAACTATCAAAAGTTCATTGCAGAGAACCGAGCTCTTGGAGAACTTGATCATCCTGATTCCTCTGTAGTGGAACTAAAGAATGCATCCCATATTGTAAGAGAAGCCTACATGCAAGGGGACGTCTGTTACGGCTCTGTCGAGATACTTGATACACCCTCTGGTAAAATCCTTAAATCTCTAGTCGATTCTGGCGTAACTCTTGGTATATCATCACGTGGTGTTGGCAGTACACGAAAAGAAGGCGACTACCAAGTTGTACAAGATGACTTTCAGTTGATATGCTGGGACTTCGTAACAGAACCCAGTACTCCCGGAGCTTTCATGATGAAAGAGGGGAAAGAAATAAATGAAAACGATCTCAATCGTCACTTTACGAAGAGCGATAGAATCGATAGAATATTCAATGACATTATATCGTGGAGGAAAGAATAATGGCGGGTTATTACGATAGAGATAGAAACACAAGAACGGCGTATGGCCACAATGCGAATGCAAAATCAACTGCAGGTACAATGAATCACCCAATGACACACCATGGGAATACAGCTGAATACATGGGAAGCGGATTTCCATGGGTATACCAGAAAGGCAGTGCTTATGCAGATGAAAGAATTGAATTTCCTTTCGTCACTCAGTGGGTTTGCATTACTTCTGCTTCTGCTTGCCATATAGCTTTCAAGGCTAGCCAGTCGGATGAGGTTGGAGATGCTATGCGATTTATGATTCCTGCAAATACGCTCATGCCTCTAAGAATTAAGTGTGTTGATATGTGGGTTGATTCAGGTGTGGCAACAGACGTTACAATTATGGCTGGCTTGACAAACGTACCAAGAAGCGAATTTCCAACAATCACAGGATTAGAAGGTGTTGATCATGTGTATCATGGCACCGGTACAGGCGCATCTTCAAAAGTGACACCAGCATAATAGGAAGGTTAGAGTTATGGCTAAAGTTAAACGTTCAGTTCTAAAAGAAATTGTTAAGGAATGCTTGTTAGAGATTTTATTCGAAGGTATCGATTCTGAGCCAGGGTATGATGAAGAGCCGATAAGGGAAGCACGCCAGCCACAAAGGCGTGCTCCCCGTCCTTCTTCGAAAAGAGATCTTGCTGCAGCAGTAGATAGACAAACACGCAAACCACAAGTGAAAGATAATTATGTTGAATCAGCAGTGAATGAACTCACTAGTGATCCAATAATGGCAGCTATATTCACAGATACAGCTAAAACTACGTTAGAAGAACAACGAAAAGGTGAAGGTAGAAGAATGCCTGCTGACAATGCTGCAGCTGCAGTTCAAAGTGCTGAAGATATGAGCGATATATTCGAAGGTGCTAATAACTGGGCATCAATCGCATTTGGTGAAGTAGAATAATTGTTATTAATTGCTATTGAACTATAATTAGATTTGTTCGATTATTATTAGGAGATTCCCATGAGAAAAAATACACGAAGAACTCGTAGATCTACTTCTAGAAATATGACAGTTTCAGAATTACGTAAACTGGTTATGGAAGAAGCTTCAAAATTATCAGGCGAACTCGAGGACATCGAGTCTGTCAAGGCTGAAGAAGTAGACGCAGACGGATATGCTGACACCCTTGAAAGTGACATTGATATGTACGAAAAGATGGGGCTTGAAGAAAGAAGACTGCACAGAGAATACAAAAAGATTGTTAGAGAAGCACGTAAAGTTCGTAGAAATAAAAACCTTGCGAAGAAAAAGATCCTTCGTAGATTGAAATAAGGAGAACGTAGATGCCTACTCATGCACAAATTACTGTAGAACCGGATGAGAACCAAACCGCAAGTGGCTCAAAGTCAAATAGAGCTGCACTTAAGTCGATGTTTGCAACAGCACCATATCACAACGATTACACCAAAGAACAAGTAAAAGCTCTTGGTCAAGCATTGTTGCTTGATGGCGAAGTGAACGATATGGGACATACATTCGGTACATATAATAGAGATTACACAGATGCACCTGATTATGGTGACGTTGAAGTCGGAGCTGGAGGCTTGCCTGCGTCTGCATGGTCGCCTAACCCAAGTTCACCCGCAGATGGCGTGAACAATCCAGGGTCTATGCCTGCTGCACCAGATGGATATGGCACTACACCGGCTGACAACTGGGGTAACGGAGTTGGTTCACAATTGTCTCCGAAAGCTTCTTCGGCTGCCATCTCAACGCAAAAAATTGGTGACTTACCTTCGAATAGATCGAGCTAAAAATGATCCCTTCAAAGGTTTCAATTGGTGGTGGTAATTTTCCAGCATCACATCTTGACGGTAGAGACGACCTGGGATACGGTCGTCTCAATCCGAAGTACCATGTGCAAAAGATGCTGGGTAATGACTCTTACCCTTATCGAGATCAAGATGAAGACCTTTCAGATGTGGAAACATTTATGGACGAAGATGAAGAAGAAGATATGTGGGATCGTATGACCGGTCCGTCAGGTTACGATCCGGGCGGTGGTCATTACGATCCTTTTTCTTTTGCGGGATCTAATACGTCACTGCATGGCCCTGCAGCTATTGGTGAATCTTTTGCCAGTAACTCTATGGTGCCGTTTCCTACGATGCATAAAAACAGAGGAGCATCTGCAGTTGGTGGTACGAAAGTTGGCACCGCAAGAGGCGAAGGTAGTACGATGGCGCCAAGGATTGACACTGGTGACCGCTGGGGATGGAGTAATCCCGTCTACAAAGAAATTGATACAGATTTGGAAAACGAGTATAATTACACACTAGAAGACATCGCATCAGACGAAGAAGATGATCTTCGAGAATGTATACGCCTAATTTTAATGAGGAAACTATGAGCAAAGGCTGCAATTTTTCTGTCAAGAGAAACCCACGATTGGCAGGCAAGAAAACCGATGAAGAACAAAATAATATTTTGGTAAAGAAATTTTTGAAAAAGTGGAAATTATCTGGCATCCTTCGTGAACTAAAAGAGAAATCTTATCCTCAAACAAGAGGCATGAAGGCACGAAAAAAGCGATACCTCGGAAAAAGACGGAATAATCGTAAAGTTAGCCGATAATTAACAAGTGAAGTTTAAGTTTAATTAATTAACGAAAGGGAGTACCGTAGATGAGCAGTTTATATAAAGATGCCATAGCTGATGCCCGAAAATTGAAAGAGACAGCGGAGCAGAACGCAAAAAATCGTATTATCGAAGCGGTTACTCCAAAGCTCAGACAATTAATAGAGCGACAGATTACGGAAGGCGGAGACGGAGATCTCGCAGATGATTTGGATATGGGTTTCTTAGATTCCCCTGACGCAATGGATCTTCTAGATGATGAAGAGCCTGAAGAAGCTGTAGGACCAGAGCCGATGGCGATGGCGTCAGATCCGGTTGAAGTGGACACTGATGGTCTAGCCTCTATTGAGGTTGTACCAGATGGTGATGATTCTAGTGTTTCGAAAGAATACGAAGATGAATCACAAAACAAATCAGTTCATGTTAATATCACTGTCGAAAGCAAGAATAAATTGTTAAGACATCGTGCTATTCGTTTAGTTAAAGCGCTAAGTGAAGCAAAAACTCGTGTTCAGCGAAATAAAATTCGTAAAGAATTAAGAATTTTGCGCGAAGCACTTATAATTACAGAAAACAGCCAGAACAAACGACTGGCAAATAACCTATCAGTTATCTTAAAGGAGAGTAATACTATGAGACGACGTAGAAGTAACAGCTGGTTGTTCGAAGATGATGACCCAGAAGCTGGCGGTGAAGATCTTGATTTAGATCTTGGACCAGAAGATGACAGCGATGCTAGCGAAAGCGGTGACTCTGTCGATAACATGTCATTGTCAGATATTTTGGCTATGGCTGCTGACAAAGCAGAAGAGTTGGAAGAAGGCGGATCTGATTCCGATGATGATGATGCAGATGATTCGGATGATTCCGATGATCTTGAGGATTTCGACCTAGAAGAAAGTGACGAAATGGGCGATGAGTCCGATGAGACCTATGAATCTATGGGAGAATCTGACGAACTGGATCAATGTGAATCTGACGAAATGGGTGACGAAGATGACGAAGTTGTTGAAGTGAACGAAGCTATGTTGCGACGTGCATTGAGAGGAACTCGTAGATCTAGAAGCTCAAGAAGAGTAAACGAATCACACAGAAGAAGAATCGCTCGTGCACGTCGTCGTAGACGTTTGGCTGAGTCGGAAGCAAAAGCAATGGCTTCTAACTTCGGTGGTGGCAAAGCAGACAAGGACATGTTTGTTGACGTCGATGAGAACACACTTCTCAACGCACTTGCTGAAGAACTTGGTAGTGATGCTAATTCAACTGCGGCTCAAGGTTCTGCTCCTAAGATGGCAGGTCACTTTGGCGGTGGTTCTGTGAAGGCTGGAGCTGTTATGGAAGCTCGCAGACACAGACGTACCAAGCGTCAACTCGTCGAAACAAAAAAGGCAGCTAACAAGAATGCTCGTATTGCACGTGCAGCTAAAGCTGAACTTAAAGAATCTAATTTATTCAATGCGAAATTGTTGTATGTAACTAAAATCATGCAGCAGCATAAACTAAACAACAAGCAACAGCGTGCTATTATCGAGGCGATGGACAATGCCAAGACTCAACGCGAAGCCAAGTTGCTTTTCACCTCATTGAACGAATCTTTGAATAAAAGATCAGCCAAGCTGAACGAATCAAAGAATCTCAATGAATCAAGGACTTCTTATTCTAACAGATCACTTCAGTCAGGTCAGGCGCCTCGCAATAATGGAGTTGAGTTGGATCGTTGGGCAGTTCTTGCTGGTATCAAAAAATAACTTCAAATCAAATATAAAGGAGAACGATAATGTCGTTTACTATGAAAACTTTGACCGAAGGTATCCGCCAGCGTCACATGGGTGCACAACACCAACGATTGACTGAAAAGTGGAACCGAACTGGTCTTCTTCGCGGCCTTGAGGGATATAACCGTGAAAACATGGCAGTTATGCTTGAAAACCAAGCTGCTCAATTACTTAGAGAATCAAACTCTCTCGGATCTTCTGCCGGTGCTGCTGGTGACATCCGTGGTTTCCAAAACGTTGCATTCCCAATTGTTCGTCGTGTATTCGGTGGATTGGTTGCTAACGAATTGGTTTCTATTCAGCCTATGAGTCTTCCTTCTGGACTGCTCTTCTACTTAGATTACACTTATGGAAATTCAGTTGAGGGTGGCGAAGCTGCTGCTTCTGTATACACTGCAGGTCAATCTATCTACAACAACCCTCCAGGGAAAGGTATCCAATCTGGTTCACTTGGACTTGGTGGACAGTACGACCTTCTAGGATCTGGTTACTCTCGTCGTCATGATCGTCAAGAAGATCAAGCCCTTACTGCCAACAATACGTATGCAGCAACCACAATGCATGCTATTTCATTGACTCATGCTGGTGTCGCTGCAACTGTTGCAACAGGTGCTAACTCCGCTGGTACTCAGTACTTCACTGTTGTTTCTGGTTCTGTTGGTCGATTGATCGACTTTGACGCACAGATCGCTGACGCTCTTGCTTCTGGAACTCTCGAAGGTTTGACTTTCGTTGTAGCTCCTTGTTTAGAAACTGCTAGCAGTAATACTGCGACTACTATTATTCCTCTTGGTGGTGGCGCTGCCGGTACCGGTGGTAACGTATTCGTACCAGACTCACTTACAAGTTTGTCTGCTGACTTGACTATGCTTCAAGACTTCGGTGTATTCGATGGTTCTACGCCTGCTACAGGTGTACAAGCCGTTCCATCTTCGCTTCAATCTGGTGCTGGAGTATTGAACTTCCGTAGACATACCAAGCGTATTTCTTTCGAATCTGGAAGTGGTAAAGTTATTGTAGATCCTCTTGGAGGTTCTCACGTACTCTTTGTACTTGCAACAGAAACAGGTGAGAACTTGAGT